CCCCGGCAACACCTTGCTGCCCGGCAACATGCCCGTTTGGATTCCCGGCATAGACAAAGACATTAGGCGATTGAATATTTGAACTCATAAACCACCTATTGAACAAACCAATTGCCCGCGCCATCGCATTGCAGCGTTGCACTGGCAAAATTGGATCGAAGGTTAAAAGCGGACGTGGACCCTAAAATGGTGTCCCCGGAATAAGGCGTCACAGCGATATTGTAGGTTTGAGCCGTGCCAATTTCGTCAGTAACGGTAATTTTGTTCCAGATATAAGTGGACGTGCATTGGTAAAGATTTTCGGTCTTGTTTGAAGCCGTGGCACTTTTCCAAGCAATCGTGCTTAGAGACGGAATTGCGGTATCCGTTGACCCAGATGTGATTTGGCGCCCCACATTGGCCGTTGACGTTGTGGTGGACACGGATAGTGAATTAATCTGGCTTTGAAGCTGTTGAGTGATATAGGTTAGGTAATCTAACCCGCCCTCAATCGCCTTAAATGTCGGCCCCTGGTTGGAAATCGACACCGTTTGAACCAAAGGAACCACACGCGAAATCGTGATGTAATATCCCGCCGATAATGGCGATCCGGTTAAGGGATAAGTGACCGTCCCGCCAATGCTTCCAACCCCTGTCAGGGTGTATTGGCTTGGCGTTAATGTGGTCAAAGTGTTGGGAGTGACATTGGTATTTAATACTGTGATGACCGCATCCCCAGCCGACACCATGGGGAAATTATAGGTGAACGAGGTTGTAACCCCATTTCCTTGCGCCGTGGTCGAACTTGACGTGGTTGAAACGGTCGAAAATACCGGGTCCGCAATCAGTCCCAGTACAACAAAGACCAGAATTTTAAACACGGCGGACAAGCGCATTTGCACCTTTTCCGCCAAGGGATGTTATGGCCGACGCATCTTTGCGCTCTTGCCTAAGACTTCTTTAACCCGACGCAGCGGTTAAGGTCTAGCTATTCGCCATTCCTAGCCCGCATTTTATCTTCCATTGCACCTTTGATAATGTCGTTTGGCCCCCCGACACTTTGAGCCGCAATCATATTTGCCGCAGCCGTCCGGCTGGATGAAATCGTTTTGGTGATGGTTTCCGCCCGGATATTCTTGGGGATTTGCTGCCAGCCCGGATTTTGAACCAAAGCGTTTAATCGCATTTTGGCTAACCGGCCCGCCGTCTGGGCATATTGGTCATATTGCTCATCGGTCAAATCCTGCCCTCGGATTGACCGGCGCAATTTCCCAACCCCCAGACCCAAGGCGTTCATTTCCTTAACCACCGAATCATTGGCATAACGATCCGCCGTGCCACTTTGCGGGATTGGTTCGCCAAACATATCTCGTTTGGGCAATAGGCCAATTGAGACAAACGGCACCTTGGCCTTGGCGGCATCCAATAAGGTCCGCGCTTCGCGTTGATACGGATCGACCGCGTGAGCCACTTGACTCATGCCAACGCTAAACGGCATCCAATTGATGACCATCCCTCGAATATAGCTTTCGCCATATTCTTCCGGATGAAACACCGCATTCAGCATGTCAGACAATCCTTTCATAAAGGTTTCATCCAACACCGCTTTATTAAACCCTTCAAACGCCGCTTTGGCTAAAACCGTGCCATCTTCACCATCCCAGCCATGCGCGGCTTCGGTCATATTGGCCCCAAACCGCATAAGCATGGCAAACGGCCCCAGACGGTCATAGGCCACCGACACATCGCCAATGGTAATGTGATTGGGTTTATTGGCCATCAGCCACACACGGCGCTCATTGGGATCAGCAGGGCCATCCCCGGTCATCAACCCATTTAAGGTCATCATGACGGATGTACCGATTAAAGCCGTGCCGGTGGCGATTTTGCCAAATTGCATGTCTTGAGCAGACCCGCCGTTTTGCCCGGACAAATTGCCGCGCACGTCCCTATCCAATAAGCCAATGGGCGAGCGTTCAATAAATGCTTCGCGGGTTATTTGGGTGCCAATTTTCATAAACGGCACAATGATTTTTGCCGCTAGGTTTGAATTGGCCGCAGCTGTTAATTTCCCTGAAAACGAATTGTAATCCGCAGGCGCCATGAATAATTCTTTCATGGCATCCGCACTTGCAGCAATCATCATTTCCGGTGTCGGCTTTTGAGTTAATTCCGCAACCCGTCCTTTGAACGCATCCCCGGTCAAACCATCATTCATGGCTTCCCGATAGGCCAAAGATTGAATGTTTTGCTCATATCGCAGGGATTTAAAAAACGAGTGAATGGCCGCAACCGATTTGGACGGCACATTGATAATTTCGCCAACCTTGCCCGGAATGGCCCGCGTGTTCATATCGGTAAAATGACCAGATACCTTTTCCCCAGGCAATGCAGGGGAAATGCCGGTTTTAAACGCTTGCGTTGCCGCCATTAAGCCATCGGATGATCCCTTCATCATGCCGTATAATTGCGCGCCCGCCTCACCTAAATAAACTCGATTTTTGACCTCATAGCCCAAAGCCTCGCGCGCCGCGCCGACCGCAGACGCCACCGGAATTTCGATCAAAGGACGCGCCAAGGCATTTAACGCATTGCCCACCGAATACCGGGCATGGGTTATCGGCCCCGAAATCAAAGCATTAACGTAATATTCCAATATGGCGTTTTTGATCGACCCACGGGCGGAATCATTAACAAACTTGGCCACTTGTCCCGGCGTTTGCAGGTTCATCCCAAATTGCGCTTCTTGCCTTAGTTGTTCCGGTGTCCGGCCAATGGTGCTTTGGAAGAATTGCGCCAACGCTTCGGCATCCGCCGACCCTTCCAGCTTACGGAATGCTCCCAACGCCCGGCCAGCTTCCGCCGTAATCCCCGCCACTTGCTCTTGAATCATCAAGTGACGTTGCCGCGCTTTGGCATAGGCCATCACATCGGCATCCGATCCATTGGCCGCTTTTGCCATCAAATCACGCACTTCCGTCGCAGATTGAATTAACAGCTTTCGAGCCGCAAGGATTTGTTCGGCGTTGAACGCTTCCCCGATCCGGCGCCAATTGAGTTTTGCCGCATTCATGCCCAAAGCATCGGCCAGGTCCAATTGTTCCCCGGCAGAAATCACGCCCCGCCGTGCGGCCATGAAATCTTCATTATCCGCCGCCGTTTGACGCAAAACTTCTTTTACATCTTCCGGTGTATTGAGATTATCTAACCGGATATTCCCGGCCTTATCTACAAGGTCTGATTCATCGGTTGCGAACCGCTCATTGGGTCCGGCTGGGTATTCTGTCTTGCTCCCATTAGACCTAGTGCTGCGTCCGCGTGATCCGCTGCTTTCTTGAACATCGACCGCACCTCCTCCGGCAGGTCCTGATTGCCCGCCATCATCCGCGCTCTTGATCGGCCCTCTAGCAGATTCTTCCGCCCGGTATTCATTTTCCAAATCCTCCTCGGTGCGCGGATTGTCGTAATCCGGCACGTTATCACCTTCCCAAGCATCGCCTTTGGCTTCTAAATGAGACTTGGCCCATTCTTCCGCGTGGCGCAATTCGCGCTCAAAATCCGCTTCCTGAGAATGAATTTCCTTTAATTGTTCTTCGGTTGACATGCGGCTGGCAACTTCATTCCAGAACTCGCTATGCGACATGCCGTCCGCTTTAATGCCCAATTCCCCGGCAATTCGATCCACTTCGGAATTGTGGTTTAAAGCATCCTGATAGGCTTTAACCTTGTCATAATCAAAATCGGAGAATTGATGGTCCCCGTTTACGTCACGGGTTAGCTTTTCCAAAAATTGATTAATCGTGGGACGTTCACCGCCCAATTCAGGGAAAAACCCGGCTTCTTCCGCCGCTTGCGCCACCCGGTCAATATCTTTGCCCGTTTTGCGCAGCACCCCGCCATTACGCTTGCCACCAAACAATGCCGCAATATCGCCCCGATCATTGCCAATTCCGCCATAAGATCGAACAAAATCGGTTAGCGTCGAAGGGCGCGCAGGAACCTTGGAATAAAGCTTTTGCTTTGAACTAGGGCCAAATTTTAGGTTTGACTCTTGTGGTGGTCCAATGCCTTCAACCTTAGCTTGACCTCCGCCCGCGCCGACCGTTCCAGATTTTTGTATAGCGCCATTTGTTCCGGTGTCAGGTCCGGACGCATTGACGCCACTGTCAGCACCTTCACTTCGTGCCGGGCTTTCGCCAGGTCCGTTTCCAATTCTTCCAGGCTGTAATTCATCCGAAATCTCCGAAGCATGTTCATCAGCTACCGCGTGACGCTCATCACGCACCCTATCGCCAACGACCTTTGCTTGGTTCCCCGGCGTGTGTTCCGCATCGCCTTCATGCAGCGTTGCAAAATCAGCCCCCAAAGCACGATCCGGCGCTATTGTAACCTTTTCCGGGTTGGTTGACAAAAGCCTATCGAACACGTCCCGAATATCGTCATTGATAGGCGATTTCAGCCGGGTCACGGTTTCATAAATCTTGGTCAGCCATTGTTTAAATTGATCAAACACCCGCGCTAGGGTTTGGCTTGGCGCGCGGCCTTCCATCAAATAACGTTCAAACCCGCGCGCAAACTTTTCATGCGCCCGCGTCGGTATGGCCTCATCCTCGCTAACCCCAAGCCATTTACGCACCGTTGCAGCATCCGCCTTAATTTGATCCGGTGCAGCCTCATGAACGGCATCGGCCATCATTTCTTCTAGAAACTTATGGCCGGTTTCATGGATAAAAGTTGACGCATCGGCGCCCTTGAACAGTTTGATAATTGTCTTATTTTCCCGGAATTGAACAGAACCCCGCTTGGCTTGCTCATATTCCTTGGCCGTGATTTCCGGCGCTTGATCCTTTTTTTGCGCCATTTCCCGCACACGTTCGCGCGCGGCTTGGATGACGGCCCCATCCCGGTTAAACAATTCCAACGGCGATCCCAGCTTGCCGCCCATGCGCGCCGCCCGTGTTTCATACCTTGCCGCGATTAATTGAGCAGCGGCTTCCGCTTCATCCCTTGGCCGTCCGGCATCTTCCAATTGACGCGCGACCCTAGAGGCAATTTGCGCCTTTTGTTGTTCAATCGGCAATTCTGTTTTGGCCGGTGTCTCGTCAGGCTTTACACCCTCCGCCGCAGGTTCACCCGGTTTAGTCTCGACCGGCTTGGCCGTTTCAGTGACCGTTTCATTTTTCGGTTGCGCAGTTTCCGTTTCACCTTGCTCCCGGCCCTGAACGCGCGCCTCATCAACGGCTTGCTCGACTTCCGGTGCGGCTTCTTGCGGCATACGCTCTTGCGCTTCCCGATATGCTTTTGTCACATCCGGCGCTAAATCGCGCATTTTATAATCATTTTCTTGCAGCACGCGGCGGATGCGCGCCATGTCCGGCGAATCCAGCTTGGCCGTGCTTTCAATTTCGTCCAATTGATCCCGCAAATCAGATAACCGGCCCGCTTGACGTTTGGTCAAACGATCTTCGACACCATTAACCTTGGCTAAAATATCGTCAATTTCGCTATTGATTGATTTTACATCTTCCCGGTTAGCGTGTGCTTCATCGCGCGTTTCCGACAGCTCATTGAGCCATTTGCGATAGGTATCGCGCCGCGCCACCAAAGCATCGTATTTTTCAAACGTATCGGGATCAATTTGACGCGCAATAGAATGAATATCCGGCTGTGCTTCTTGCGTTGTGGCTTGAACCGGCGTTGCCTCCGGTGTCGCTTGAGCCTCCGCCCCAGCCGCCCCTTGTTCGGCAAGCTGATCTTCTAACGGTTTGACACTGGATTTTAAATCATCCGCCAATGCACCATCGGCCAATGGTTCAGGTTCTTTCAGTCCAAAATAAACCGCGTCATCCCCGCCAATGACTTTGTTCTTAATGGCATCATTCCAAAACTTTGCCGGTGCCGGATGAAACTTTGACCCAAATGGAAAGCCCATGGCTTCCATGTCCATAATGCCCGTTACGTCCCGTCCCAGCTTATTCAAGCCAAACACGCCACCCGTTGCATTATTGGCTTCTTCACCCGCCTGAACGATACCCGCTTGGACGCCGCTATACCCCGCCGCACCTACTCTTAAAGCTGCATTTGCCGCCATGACCGCAGGGCGCATGAACGTATCATTAAACCCACCCATGAAACTGGGTTTTTTGGGATCGTTAAACCAACCCAGTTTTTTAAAGAAATCTTCGCTTTCCGGAGACAACGCCATTCCTTCCCAGCCGGTTTTTACGCCGCCCACAAAAGCATCAGTAATCCTGCCTTCCGGTGTCCCCTTGAACCATTGATTAAATTGGTCAGACGTATTGGCTAAAGGCTGAATAGGCGGCACTTTTGGCAGACGCGCATCAACACCCGGATAAAATGGCCCAGGTTGAGCAGGCGCATGCTGATCCAGCAATGAATCAACGTCCATTGACTGATTCGGCGCATGCGCATCCAATAAATCATCGACAGATGACGGCTGATCGGTCATTGCATTGGCACCGTGGGCTTATAGGCTTCGGTTGCCCATTTGTTATCTAGCAAAGCTTTTCGCGCTTGGTCGCGCGTGATTTTGCCTTGATTGAAAGCCGTTAGCACATTTTCCTTTGTGGACAAATCCACCGCAGCGGCTTTAACGGGCGCCGTCTGAGTTGGGACAACCGATTGCGGATTGCCCACCAATACGTCAGCTTGCCATTGATTAAACGGGCGCGCATACCCTTTAGTTAATTCGCCCAAAGATTCCGGGTTTCCAAAACTCAATAATTTGGCCGGTGGAATGCCTTTTGCCCGACCCTCTTTGTAAGCATCGACAAATGACCCCAAGAAATTTTGATAAAGTTGATCCCCCTTGGGATCAACAAACCCCATGTGCTCATTCGAGCCTGTAATTTGACCCTTGGCGGCTTTTAAAAACTCTGTTTGCAATTGCTTTTCGGAATCATTTTGCGCCATCAGGGTTTGAAGGTGCTTAAGCCCCTCAAAATTCAACCCGCCATCTTTGAAATGCTGCATTAATTGTGATGGATCGGTAATTTGTGGCCCATTAGGTGACGGCGCCAAAACTTGCGCGACCAAATCGGGAAAATCCTTGCCATACAACGCCGCGTCTTTGTTCACTCCATGCGCCGCTGCCGTCAAAACATGTGTTTGAATGCTCGTGGCAAATTGCGGAGAATGCGCCATTGACCGTTCCCACGCGGCTTTCACGTCAGGACTAATCGAGGTCAGTTGTTCAATAGACGTGGGTTTTTGACCCGTCCGGTTTAATTCCCCGCTGACAGCCTGAACGACCAAATCATTGTCCGCCTTATAAGACATTTCCTGTTGGCGGATTTGGTCACCCAATCTCTGCTCAACCCGCGACCGGGCCAAATCCCTGAATTGTTGATCCCCAGGCCGTTGCGCTTCCGCTTGATCTTCCGCTTGCTTGACAATCGCCGCATAATTCTGCCGCAAATAATCCGTCGAGGTCAGCATGGGCCGGTTATCGTTCCCAGCCGCATTTGCAACTTTGGTCGGTTTTTGACCCGCGAAAGCTTGTTCGATTCCTTGCGTTACGGACGTATCGTCAAACGCCGCTCGATCCGCTTGACCCTTTTCAGCGGGAACAATTGCCTTGATTAAGGACGATACCGCCGTTTTGTCATCCATATTTGGCACCGCATTGGGCGCAAGCCCGGATGCCCTGGACACATTATTGACCCAATTATCCACTTCACTTTGTGGCTGATCCTTGCCCACCCATTTGCGCCCGATTTCCGCAAGTGTCATTCCCCGGTAATTATTACGAAGATTGGATGCCGTCGCGTTCACCCCATCGGCAGGTGTCGCATAGTTTTCAAAATCCGGCACATTATTGGCAATGCCATAAGCAGATTTGATATTTCCAGGGTTATTAGACCCTTTATTCAGCCCATTGGTAAATGTCTGGGTCGCTGTTCCAATGACATTATCGGCAATGGACCGGGTTTGCGCGTCTTTAATCTTGGGCTGCAAAAACGCTTCAATCTGAACTTGAGCCGTGCCGGGAATGCGCGACCGATTGTCTTGAAACAATTTTGCCGCCATATCGACATTGGAATTGGACAGCGTGCGCAGTCTTTCTTCCCATGCCTTACCCACGGCGGTATCTCGAACGGATTGATAAACGGACGACGCCCGCTTGCCATTTTCGCTGTCGTCAAATGATAACAACCCATCATCTTGTTGGGTCATGCCCGTACCAGCATCCCATCCTTGGGTTTGCATTTGACGCGCCACGCCAAAATTCACGTCATGCAAAATATCTTCAAACCGCATGTCATTGGCGGCAATGGATGAATCCCCAGCCCTTGAGACAGCCGTTAAAACCGACGCATGGGCGGAATCCGCGTCCGCCTTTTTAACTTGGGTCGCGGAATAATTATTGGCATCCGAAAGCGCATAACCCTCATGCCTTAATGCCAATGTGGTAAACGCTTTTTGAACCGCAGGATTGGGCAGCGTTTCTAACAATTGTTGACGTAAATCTTGAACGTCTTGACTATATTGAGGAAGGGCCGCAACCGCCGCCAAGCCCTCTTTTGACTTATACGCCGCGCTCAATTTGGACAATTGGTCCATATAAGTTGTTTCGGCATTTGTGGCCATTGTCTCGTTCAGCATGCCTTGTTGTTTCAGGGCAATATCACCAGCTTCTTGACCGGCATGCTGAACCGATTGACCCAATCCCGAAATAGCAGACGCAACCCCGGCGCCAAACGCATCCGGAGACGCATTGACATTCAAAAACCCACCGGATGGTCCGTTAGGTTGAACGCTCGGTATGGCGTCGGGCGTTGCAATGGGCATTAGATCACACCGGCCATTTTATACCCAGCCGCTTGACCGGATAGTGAAGATGCCCCGCTTAACAATGAACTAAACGCGCCAATCTGTCCCGCAGCCGCCGCATTCTCGCCTTTGAGCGTATCCAATTGAGAATCCGCCTGAAACCCAGCACCCTCAAGGTCATAGCCATAGGCTTGCTTGGCGGCATTGGATCGAACGGTTAAAGCGTTTAATTGTCCGGTTTCCGCCGCCGATGACCGCACGTCCACAGATGACCCGGAATTAACATCGACTCCAGACGCAGCTTGAGCGGCCTTAATAGCCCCCAATTCTTGCCGATTTTTTTGCCCTTCATTGGCGGTTTGCTGTTCGCCCGCAACAGACGCCACCCGCGACTTTTCCCCGGCGATAATGGCGTTATTTTGCGCGACTTGAGCTTGATAATTTGCCGCCGCTCGCTGCGCTTCGCCTTGACGAATATTGCCAAGGATCGAAACGCCAGTCCCCACACCCGCCGTTGCCAATGCTGCAATTGCTAATGTAGTTGGTTCACACATTTACCGCCTCAATTCAAATCGCCGAAACAAGGCCCGCTTTGGTCCAAATTCAACGGGCGGACCAAGATCAAACCCCAGAATCAAAAGAAACCCACAGGCTTGCACGTAGGATGCCAGCACATAATTTTCCAATAAAGGAAACATTGCTTGCATCTTGGCCACTTCGCGCCGCCCTTCCCTTACAAAAGAAAATGGCACGCGCTCAATAGCCTCAGACGTTAAAAGCCATGGATAACCCACACCCGATAAGACCGATCCGCCAACCCCAAACATGCACGCAATGTCGCCATCAACAAATGCCGTGCGTCGAATAATGCTACCACGAAACGCCTTAAACAGCGCCCGATTGGGCGACATGCCCACGGACGTTAATTCTAATTTATCACCCCGACGCAGCTTATCTGCCAACATCGAAACGTGATTTAATTGCGCGGGAACAATTTGATACCTCACCCGGCACTATCCCCAACATCAAACCATGGCACCATTGCCAAAACCGTCAAAGGTAAAGGTTGCGTTTGCTGGACCGCAATTTGCCCCTTAGTCCCACCCAGCCCATCATTGATATTGTTATAAATATCCCCGGTGAAAAGGGCATAGGGCTGCAAAGGATTATTTGTCCCGACCGGTGCTGCAAATTGCGTCATATTCGACCATGTAACCGTTGCATTCCCAGGCTGAACGGATTGATCCGGCTGATTGGTTCCCACTTCAAAAACAGACCCGGAATTTTCAACCCGAACCGTTGCATTATACGCGACTTTTCTGCGTCCCTGAACAGTCACTTGCGCTGGAAAATCCAAATACATGGTTTGCAATTGCGCCGTGAACCCAAGGCCCACCACAATATTTGATGCAGCGACCGATAATGTAACCGTACCGCCAGACACCACTTGAGGCGCTTGAACCACGCCATCCGCCAAAATTGAAACGGTCATGCCTTCCAAATGGTTCAGCCCATAAACCGTTGTGATCGGAGTGGCGATTGACCACGTACCCGGCGATTGCGGAATGGGCAGATTATTGGGGTCATTTGGAAAAGTCTGCGTAATTGGCCGCACGACCTGAACAGATAAATGACTTGAATCAATATAGGATAAAACCGTCAGCAGACCCCCGCCGATCCGGATAACATCGCCCGCTTGGCCATAGCCCGCCGTATTCGACAGCACCGCCGCACTTGTGGAAAATGTGGTGACGTTGAGCGAAAAAATATTAACAACCGCGCCGCCGCCCTGATTGGTCGGATCGACTACAACAAATTTAGGGTTTGTGTATCCCGTCAAGGTCCCGATAACCCCCACGGCGGTAATAGCCCCAGCCGTCACTGTTACCGTGCCGATAGCCCCTGATCCGGTTGGATCGTCAATCCGAGCATAAGTCGTATCGGAATAATTCTGACCTCCATAAGCCAAAACAGGTTGTTGAAGTGTCGGTGTTCCCGTCGCGCTTAAAACGCTGGCATAGGTTTCCGGTTGATTTTGGGTATAAGACAGCCCGGCATCAACGCACCACGCATCATCTATGGTTTCCCATAGCCGGTCATTCATGCGTTCCAGATAATACGCATTAACCCCCGCCCCAGGAATATACCGTTGAACCACAAAATAAGCCGCGTCCACCGGAGGCTCAGAAATCGAACAGACCGATTTAAACAAGCCATTGGTGTCATGCCGTGACCACGCATAAACGTCTTGCTCTTTCAAATAAGTCAGATTGAGCAAAATGCCGTCATCGCGCACGGCCCATAAGAGCTTATTCGGCTCCTCGCACCAATCCCACCGCACGATCGTATGGCCATCAAACAGATGGTTTGAAAGCACCGTCAAATCCGTGCCGGTATAGATATTCGTAAAAAAATTATAGCTCAGATCACGGACAATAGAGCCTTTTTCCTGAACATAGAGAATGTCAAAATTGACCGGAATGGGCCGGATTGTCGGAGAGCATCCGGTATAGGCTTGCGGCGCGGCAAATTGATTTGACGGCGTGATGGCCGTTCCCGATTGCCCCGATCCGGATAATTGCCACGCTCCGCGCCCGGTCAAAACCACCAAGCCCCCAGGCATGTTAATCATCCATTGAATGCCATTGACTTGTTGCGACCATGGAGTCCCAACAATCGCATCATCGGCTTTGGTCGGAATAGACCGATCCATATTAGTGAACGCGCCAGGTTGAGACGCAAAATAAGTGTCCGGATTGTTATACGTGGACGCATAAAACCGGCGTTGCTGGAAATACGCACAAACTCCCGGATAAGTCCCAGTGGACGGGCCGACTTGAATTGTACCTTGTGCGCCCGATCCGGTTGAATCAATAAATGACAATGTGTCAGAGGTCGAATACCCATGACCCCCATTGTCAATCGTGACCCATTGGATTTGACCATCAATAACAACCACTGTACCGGCAAAGCTAGACCCATTGGTCGATGAAATTGATACCGTCACCCCAGCCGTGGAATAACCAGACCCCGGATTTGTCACATTAATAGACGTGACCGAGGACGTAGCAAACGGATTGGTATGGATGGGCGGCGATACGGTATAATCAGGCGTGATATTGGCATCCGTAAAACAGACACCCCGGCTGGTTCCGATATACCCGTAAATCTGGCCCCCCACGGGAGGGGACGCATAAGACACGGGCGCCCGATAAAAATTATAGGATTCCGCCGTGGTCACTGGATTGCAGTTAATCCGAATGGTCCCGGCTTGCGCGGAAATATTAACCGATGCCACCGTATAAGGTGGAGACGCTATGCTTTCCTGCCCCGTGACCGCATCAACCGCCGTGGCCACATATTGATAGTAGAAAGACGTTGTGGACGTGGTGACGCTGGATGCAGACGCAAATAAAGCCGTGGGCGCAGCAATCGCCACATCAAAGCTGGTTTGCGTCAATGTCCAATTGTTATAATTGATCCGGGTTAAATCATAGGGCGGATAGGACGGATGAGTAAGCGTCATCACGTCCGCGCTTTGGGTCCATTTTAACAAAGGAAGATCAGACGCGGCGTAAGGCGTTGACACCTCGTAAATGCGCGCCAGCGTTCCCCCGCCGGTCCATAACGGCCAATTGGTCGCATCGACATTTCCACCGGTTAAAGGATCAAGCAAAGTGACCCCAATTGGGGACCGCGTGCCAATCACAAATAACCGGCCATTAACTTCCGGAATACCCCCAATACCAGACGCATAAACCCAATCGCCCGGCGCCCAAAGGTTATTGACCGAAATTAACGCGGGCGAAACATTGTTAAACCCATAAATGGGTATTGGTGTTTCGGTGACATAAGCCCCATCAATGGCAAATCTCAAATAATTATCGCCAAATTCAAGTGCTATGCCTTGAGTGACCGAGTATTGAAACGGGATCAAAACAGGCGGCAATGCAGCATTATTGCCCAGCGACCCTTGTTTGCATTGACCCACAAAAGCCGTTCCCGCGCGCGATGCAGCGCCGCCGCGATAGGACGCAAAGAAATTGCGCAGCGTCGAACAACCTTTGCGGTATTTATCAAGGTCTGTCCGGCCAAATAATGACGGCGATAATTCACCAGCATTTAGGGCATTTTGTAAAATGGGCGCTGTCATTTAATAACTCAGCCCATCAGCAAACACCACATTATCCCAATTCATTGGGAAGCCGCCCGCAGACCCAAAAGCCCAAGGCACAGATGACACCATACGAGCCTTGAACCAATCCGGTATGTGGTCTGTATCGTTAATGCCTTCATTGCCCGATCCAGATCGAGCATCCATAATCGCGTTCTTGGCAATGGCAATCTGATCTTTTAATTGCTGTTCATTCCGGGCCAGCGCATTAATAAAGTAAGACGCAAGATAAGCCGTTGCCGCCGTCAAAAACAATGAATCCCACAAATCGGGCACTTGGGTTAAATCCCGCGTGTAAATCAATTGGGCTTGTTCCAAATTGGTCAGAATGACCTTAATCGGACTGCCATTGGTGTCGTAATCCGTACCCACCACAAAAGGCGTTGTGGTATCCACCGCTTGCGCGGGTTGCCATACCGTTTGACCCGTGGTCAAAGGCACCGTGCTGCCCGTGGTATTTGTTTGAGTTGGAATGATAAACCGGGCCTCCAAACAATCGGAGGGCCAAGCATATTCATATAAAAAAGGTTGCGGCGGCGGGTTTGAATCCGTGTAGGATTTCAATTGCGTTAAAGCAATTTGACCGCGCCAGCCGTTCCAAGGCGCCCCCCGCGCCAATGCTTGCATTTTGGGCGTATAAAACAGCTTGGCAATATTGGCTTGCGGCGATCCATCATCAAACGATGAAATAGACGTGCGGTTGCCAATTTCAGCCAAGGCAAGATTGCACACATCAACCGCGTTCATGCGACAACCTCACCTTAACTTTGAACGTGGGGACTATTCGTCCTCCTCGTCCCCTTCGTCATCTTCATCTTCGACAGTGCCATGAATTGCAGCCAATTCGATCCGGCATCCGTTTTCAGTCTTGTGAACCGCCGTCACTTCGCACATCAAACGAAGATGCAGCAAATCACCCATATCAACGTCATCGGAAAGCCCCAGCTTTTCCAATTCCGTTTCGGTCAAGCACAAACACAGACCCGGCGGCGTATCAGACGGCTCGTAAGCCATCGGCATCATATCTTCAACCTTTTCGCGCGGCGTGCGCTTAAGGTTCACCATGCCATAGGCGCTCATTATTCGCGCCCTAATTCAGTGCCGCCCTTACCAATGTCGGTGCGGTCATAACGCTCCATGTGCTTCTTATCCATGGCCTTTTGTTCTTCTTCGTGGCGCGTATGCATGTCGCGGCGCTCTTTTTCATGCCGCGTGTGCATTTCCTTGCGTTCGGTCGCGTGCAATTCGGAAACATGCACCATGTCGTCATTGCCACCCATGGTGCCTTCTTTGCCCACCATTTTCTTATCGCCAGCATGCGGCGTGGCTTCACGATCCGCCGTCTTTTCAGCAGCCGCAGCGGCCTTTTTCGGCGCCACGGCGCGATCCGTGTCACCCTCAGATTTCACGGTTTCAATATGCGGCGGTGTGCCATAACGCTTCTCGCCTTTGGATTTTGCTTTGGGATATTCGCTCATCGTATCAGCCCTTCTTAACAGTGACCCGGCCATAACGACGCGCGGCCTTTGAATTATGCTGCAATCCAATGACCTTTTCGGCTTTGTTGGCCCGGTCAATGGAACTTACAGTTTCCACAGAATCATCGTCATCGGCAAAAACAGGTTCATCTTTGTAAGACGATCCGTCTTTTTCGACTTTCTTGCCCTTTTTGATCCATTTGGCCATCAGCGCACCACTCCTTTCGGGGCATACCGTTTTGATACCTTATGGCTCATTCCCATTAAGGTTTCAGCCAATCGCGCTTCGCGGCCCAGCTTGCCCGGCGCATCGGCTTTTTCGGCGGCATATTCGCGCGTGGTTTTACCAGCCCGTTCCGCCTTTTTGCGAAACGTGCCTTTGTTGTTCCCAACCGCACCTTTGATCCAATTAGCCACCGTCAGACCCCTTAGACTTATACCGGCGATACGCCTTTGATTTGTGCTCAGGTAACTTTCCAGGCTTGTCAGCCGCCACAAACTCTTTAGCCACCTTTTGCGACACGCCCGCTAAACCGCCCTTTTTTGATGCAGCGGCATACATAAGAGCGCGTTGACTTTGCGAGACAGGCGGCATGGATCACCTATTTAAACGACGAAGCCAGCGTGTATTTGTGCCAATCAACATCTTGCCTTGCATCCACATGCGTGACCACCGGAGCGCCGCCCGCTTTGTTCGGCTGTTTCGGCGCACTCATGCGTAACTCGCAAAATACGTGTAATTCCACCACGTTGAAGCGGTATCCGCATCAATGCGCGTTTTGGTCAAAGCCGCAGCGCCAACATCACATGGATTAGCCATTAGATTGCCTCACGTCCGATTTGAGCATAAGTTTTCGGCGTAGGCCGTTCATTGGCCGAGCTTTGCGGCGTGGTCGAAATAACCGGGCTTGCCTTGCGCGGACGCCCGCCACGATTACGTATCGCAGCAGCATCTTCCGTGTGCGGCATGGTCGGCACTTCCGAGCGATCCACCGGCATGGCTACAACCACTTCATTGGCCGTCCGGCGCGCATGCTGCAAATTCTGCGCAATCAGCACGCCATTATCGGTCACAAGACCTTCGAACGGGCGCCCGTGCAATTGAGCGGTTTGACGCGCCGCATCGGTCAGCATGCCGATAAATTCTTGCATCCGCTTTTCAGCGGCTTTGTTGAGCGGCACCATTTCCAGATTGGGCGTGCCGATATATTCAACAATGTCCCCTTCCATGCGAAGCGTATCATCTTCGAAATAGCACGGAGAGTTTAGCTTGTATTTCGGCACCTCACCGTTGAACACGGGACGCGAAATGGTATTGCCTTGCAATTCGGCAAGACGGGCGCGCAGCGCCTCATTCTCAGCCTTAATGCTGGCTAAATCTGATCCGCCAAGAGCTTCGGTCGCGGTATTGCCGCCTTCATCATCGTAACGCATTATAGCGCTCCAAAATTAGTTATAGGGTCAAAACCCTCCCGGTTTTTAGGCCGGGAGGGCCAGAACTAAATGCTACGATACAGAATAGCCAGCAGCGTAGAGAGCTTGCGTGTCGTAGCTATCTTCGCGCTGAATAACGATGCCACCGATGACATTGCCAGACGAAATGGATTCCGTGTTGGCATTGCCAGCCACAACCATGTTAATCCGGTAATAGCGCGGCAAAGCGGCGCCAGCCGGACGACGCGGCACGTCAATGGGCAGCACGAAATAACCGGCCTTGTAAGACGCGGTTGAAGCCGTGCCGCTTTCGGCATAGGTGGTCCAGGTGGTGGAATTGGTCGAACCTTGGAATTGGAAATTCAGGGTCAGCGACGTACAAGCGCAAGTGATGCCGGTGCTTAATTGCAAGGCAACCTTGGGAATGTACAGGCCATCGCCGATGCCCAAATCTTCAAACACGCCCATGTCGATGACGGATGATGCCGTGGTTGCAGTCGTGACCAGCGAAACATATTCGCCACCCGTAAATGCAAACGCGGAACCGGAGTGATAGAAAAGTGTATTAACGTCGAACAACATTGTTCCGGCTCCTCAGACTAGGGTGGCTTCGGTGTTTACGAGCGTGTCGCAAACACGAATGGGGATGCCACGGAACTCGACAACCGGCTCACCGGCATACTCCGTGGGTTTCAACAACACGTTCTTGTCGCGGATAGCCTGAATGTCCAGGTACTCGCGGACGGTACGGTTGACATAGAATGCCGGGCTGATACCGGGCGCCGGTTCATCCGGAGCATCCGTTTCCGTAATGCCAGATGCGCGCTTGGTCAGCGTCGGTAAACGCACAACCGCCTTGCTCATGTAATAGAACAGGTCAGGCGGCGTTGAACCTTGCAGACCGACCGTTGTGGTGTCAATATTGGCAATGCGGCAAATATAACGCCAATCCTTGGTGACCAAACCCGCATTCCATTGGAAATACGAGGTATAGGCCGGGAAGGGATTGTTGGCGGCGTCATAACCCGGAACCACATCCCCACGATCTTCAAACACCAGACCAGCCTTCGACCCTTGCGGGAAAATGCCAAAGCAAGTGTTGTCACCCCAGCCAACAAGCCAGATTGAAGCGTTTGACGACCCGGTGCCACCGGCGTCAATCACGTTCTGAGCATTGGCGGCAGTGGTGGCCGTCTTGGTATTAAAGCGCGGCGAGAAACCCGTGAACTGGGTCGGAGCCGTGGACACGTTGCCATAGAACAGCGTGGTTGCCATTTGCTGGCTCAAACCTTCCAAATGGGCGTTATCTTCCGACATGCGAACTTGTGCGACCTTGCCGCCCAATTCCGCCACCATCTTGTCAACTTGGCTATAAGCAGCCAATTGGCCAATGGCATCGGTCACTTGCGCCGTGCGCGACTTGGTGTAAGGAACGCCACCATAAGCCGCGCGCCAGGTGCCTTGCGGCAGACCGGTGCGGATCGTGCTTTTGTGACCAGTCGGCAGGTTGGATTCAACCCACAGCATGTCCTTAAACACTTCGTTGCACTGAGACAACAATTCAGCAATTTCCGCCACCGACCCATCCGGGTCCATGCGACGGGTCACGTCCAGAAGGGAAAGGTAAGCCATCAATTTGCTCCACTAGAGGCGGAATAACGTCTATCCGCGCGAGATTTAAGAACTGGTGCTTTCGGAGTGTTGGCAGCGACGGGACGTGCAGTCTCGACGGTTTTGCCAGCGACCCAATTGACAAAACGGATGACTTCGGGATGATCCCCGGCCCCCGTTACGCGAAGCGCATTGCGTAATGCCGCTTCCTTTTCCGGCCCAACGATGGAGCCGTAGCGTTCAATAACCGCCCCCGCCTTGCGGATCGTCGTTTCTTGACGATTGCCACCAATGTCAGGGTCTTTGCGGAATTCATCTTTCCAGCTATCGCGCACTTTGTTCCATGTCTCTAATTGGACATTTTGAACCCGCTCCGCGCTTGCCTTTTGCTCGCTAATGAAGAAATCGACCAACTGTTGACCAAGGGCTTGCGCCGCATCATGCGGCACATTGGCCTTTACTTCGAACTCACCAAGCAACTTATTAAAATCACCAACTAACTTTTCATCCAGCTTGATGCCTTCCGGCACCGCGAATGTTTCATAAGACGGCAGAACCACGGCATCGGTCGATTCGGGCGCCTTTGCCTCATCAGACTTTGCCTCAATTTCTTTGGCTTCCGGCTCTTTGGTCCGAGCCTCGCTTAACAGCGTTTCGCCGGTATCAGCGACCTTTGGGGTTTCAGCAGCCGCGATATCCGGCGTTTGTGCAACGTCTGGCGTTGTTGTGGGTGTCGCGTTATCGGGTGCTGAAAAAGTCGCCGGTGTCGCGCTCGCATCCGGCACAGACACCGGCGCAGTTACCGCGCCCGCCCCTTGGCTTGCAGGTGCGGGGATGGTTGCCGCAATGTCTTGAATTGGATCAGGCACGCTGGTCATTCTCCGAAATCATTAAGGCGGCATTGGCAGGATCGACAGCGCACAAGAAACGCAACAGGTTTAGACCAACTTCACGTTGACCCTCGTAAAACCCGTTTTCGTGTTCCCCCGTCATACTTATGCGCTTTTCCCAAATGCCCGTATCTGAAAGGATTTGCCACAGCCATTCACGGCCATAAAGCGACCCCAAAATAGTCGCAGCGACCTCCCGCCGTTTAACTTCCCTTACTTGCGACTCTTGCTCCGCCAGCTTTATTGCTTTTGGATCAGAGGCATCAAAGGCCGGTTTTTTGGTACGTGGACGACGCGGCAAGTTCATAGCCTTAACCACTAACCCGACGCATAAGCGCAAATGTTCAAATGGGTCACAGATGGGTGCTAAATGATGTAATGATGGGTGCTGATATGGGTAAAAAGCAGTCTTGAAAATTGCTGCGTCGGGTTATCATTAATTCATAAATCAACCATCATGAGGCCAAGGCATGATGTCCACTAGCGCAGAGACAAACGCCCCCGTTGCGTACCCATTGGTGCGCGTCAATTTATATATGGCTGAACACGTCATTAGGCTGATCGACAATGAAGCAATCCGCCGTGGTGTCAGCCGGTCAGAAATGATCCGGCGCGGGCTTGATCCGATGTTGGAAAAATTACGGGGTGCCAGGTGACAGACATTCAATTTGCAACACTTGTTGCTCTTATCGTGGCCATTGGTCCATTGTGGCTTTTGGGTATAATCCAATGGTCAATGTCTATTTATGACGAATATCATCGCCGCAGGGGATATTGGAAATAATACCAATTGTGACACGCGCAATCAGCGATGATAATTTAATTTGACCGCTTGAGCATAAAGCAGATTAAACGCGCGATCAGACAATTCAATGCGCACCGGCTGACCATTTGATCCAACGCCGGTAATCAAATATTGCTGGCCGTCATAACTTAAATTGGCTGTTTGAGCGGGCTTATAATCATCCATGGGGCGCTTCCAACCATGAATCGGGGAAACCTTCTCTGATTTCCATTGGCACAGGCCCGCTTGACGGTATCCGCCGCACATAACCGCTTGACGTGCATTTGTATGCCTCAAAGGCACAAGACGCCAACATTTGTTCGCGGCCCGTTGAATTTAGCTTTTTGCCGTTAATCCGGATAGATCGCACATAGTCAATTAATTCATTGGGCGTCTTAACCTGAATCACTTTAGCGCCTTTCTCATATCCGCAATGACCTCCGGATGGTCATTGATAAACTGCAATAGAAACGGGGATATTGCCCGAATAACCCGTTCCTCCTCTTTCATTGGCAATCCAACCATAGACGTGCGGAATATCGTGTGAAGTAATTCATGCAAGAATGTTTCAGCTCGCACTTGCTGTTCTAAATCTTGGTCAATCCTGATTGTGGATTTGTGATCCAGAAACACGCCTTGGGTGTCATCGTAAAAATCATATAGCTCTACTTTGATTTTTCGATACCCAACGCGGATTTCTGTTGGAAGTTTCATGCCGCCCACCGTACCCAATCAGATTGATTAACCGTCACTTGATCTTCGAGATAGACCGGCACTTGGAATGTCACCCCGCGCTTAGGATGGGTCCACCAAAGAGCTTGAATAGGCGACTGATACCGCGCGCGCAGGAATAGCCGCGCATATTCGTCATAACCTTTCAACGTTCCGTTTACGATCACGCCGGGCAGCGGCAAGTATTGATGCCAATGCCCCATAATGACGGTATCGAAATCCCGGCCAATTTGAGATTCGGAACCGTGCAGCTTCACGGTCCCGCGCAGGATCGGCCCTAATGCGCCAATGATTCCATCGCCGCCCTTAACCCCCAGCGCATCACCATGGGTTAAAAGATACCGATGCCCCGCCACGCAATAATGGGCATCCGTTTCCCCAGGAATATAAAACCGTACCCGGTCATCGCCCGCAAACCGCTGTTCAAGCCACGTATAAAGCAGCCATTCATAAGACGTGTGAACCCGTTGCTTTGACCTTGGCTTTTTGCCCATACGCCCATGATTGCCCACGACGCAAGGCACAAACACTTTGCCAAACCGCTCTGCCATGGTTTCAATGGCGCGAATCAATTGACCCATTAGCCAAACTAAAGTTGGCGCCGTCCGCATTTCATTGGTCTGGGTCAATTCATCGTGCAGGTCATCCCCGGAAATCATATCCCCGCCCAAATTGACTACAATACCGGGATATTCAGGGGATGATAAGTGATGGATGCACAAATCAACAATGCGCTCGACCAGCGATTTTATGCGCCGTTCGGCAATTTCAAGATTGAATTCATTGACCCCCGCCACTTCAATCCGGTCAACCCGCTCGCCCACATGCCAATCTGACCACATCGTACTAGGTACGCCAGGCGCCCCCGCCACACTGGTTGAATTAACAACCCAATCAGGAATAATGATCGGCAACCGGGACAGGTTGAATATTTCTTCCCTGATCCGTTCAGCGGATAGGCTTTCCCGGTGCGCCTCGGTCAATTGCTTTGTTAAAACATCAATCCGGTCTTTGAACTTGATCCGCTCGCGTTCGGCAAGTGGCGTTTGATCAAGCGCAATGCTAACCGGCTCTCCCGATATTTGTTCAAATGTGCCATCCGATTTTAACCGGAATCGCGGCTTTTCATTGGCAGCTTTCGGTATCTCTGACGCAACCAGACCTCGTTTAAACCCGGCATTACACCGCGTTTCGAATGTCCCGCGCGGGATTCCCTTGTCTCCCGTGGGCTGCATTTGCTTATCAAGAACCGACGCAAATTGCGACGCCATCAAATGCGTTTTATGCCGGGCATATAAATCCACAGCTTCTTGCAATGCCCATTGTGGAATTTTATGCCCGGCCATGGTTCACCTATGCCGCAACTTGAACTTTAACCGTCTCAGGCGGCAAATACCTTGCTCGCTCCTCATCGGTTAAGGTTGCAGGGTTTTTGCACGTGACTTCCAACGTCCCCAAATGAACCACTTGGAATGTCAAATCAACATCGCACCAGATTTGATACCCAGCTTTGCGAACCTTGCGACAGAAATTCAAATCTTCCGAAAAATACAAAAATTCTTTGCCGTCATGGCCCAAAGTGTAATTCTCGTTGATCCACTCCGCTAATGGCGTGCCATCCAAACTGTCCAAAACCTCTTGCGGCGGCACGTCCGTAAAATAATCTTTCAGCAAAGATTTGAACCCATCCAGCCGGGTTTCACCTTGCCAATGATAGGTTTCAAAATATGACGGCCATTGCGTCTTGCGGTACACATCACATTTGACCAGCAACAACCCGCCAGGCAGCAACAAAGCTTCCTGTAACCCGCCTTCCATAACCGATTGCGGGTTTTTAAAGGTCCCCAATGTTTCATAGGGCGGCACGCGCTTATTATAAGTCGCGCCCACAATGTCTTTCTTGTGGTTCAACAACCGAATAAGCGTATCCGGTGGAAACTTCATATCTGAATCCACCCACAGGATAAAATCGCATCCTGTATCCAAAGCTTTTTGAACCGTGGAGTTGCGGGAATGCGTAATCATCGAAGATTGAACATTGATAATGGCGGTATCAATCCCGGCCCGTGCCGAATAAGTCAGCAGCCCCGCCACATCAACCGCCGTTCCCGCTTCCCATGTCCGGCCAGATGGAATAGCAATACCCACCCGCAACGGACGCGGGATGGATTTTTTAATCTCAGCAATGTGCTTTTCAGCCGCCGCTTTGATTTGCAAATACTTGTCAGATGGCGCGTGATCCATCTTGGCCGACACTTGCTTGATCAATTCCGGATTGCGCAGGTGCTTAATCTTTTCATAGCAAAAGGCTTGGGCTTGCGGCAAACGTTCAAGCATGGCCCGGAACGCAGCCGTTTCTTTGCCGCCAAACGCCACTTCACCCAGAATAAACGCGTCTCGGCACCGAACAGGATGCGTTGCCTCAAAATAGCCAAGCCAAAATTCAAACTCAACCAAACCGTGAGTAAGCCCCTTGCCTTCGGGCATTAACACATCAAGATCAACCTCGATCAATTGGCCAAACACCGTGGCGATTTCATCCCACCACGTATCGCCAAACCAATTTGGAAACCCATTGGGCATGAAATACCCAAGTGTCTCATAGACCTTGCGAGGAATGACCGGCAGAGACGGAAACCCCTGATGCCCCGCATCCCGCAGGTGCATGACCCCAATCCCATTGACCAGTCCCTTGGCCGCATTAAAAATGCGATTGGGCCATTTGGCATCATCATCCAAAGTATAGTCATCGGCAAAAGCCATCAGATACTTACCTTGAGATTTTTCAGCCAAAGCATTGTAAACCGCTGCCAATGTCCCATGTCGCTCACCCAGCACGACGGACAATTGCCGACCGGGGATTTCAAGCGTGCCAAGCAATTCAACCGCTTCGGTATAAGTTGAATCGTCGTCGTCTAGTGCAATAAGCACTTCGACATTTGGCGGGATTTTGCGGTTAATCATCAAAGATGATACGGCGCGCAAAAGATTGCCGGGACGACCCCGCGACGGGATCAGGACAGAAATTTCAATGGTCATGCCAAAGCCCTTTTTAATTGCGATACGGAATAATCAAACCCGTCCCTTTGCGCATTAAGCGTTCTGTTTTTTCGCTCATTTCTTCATAGATGCCCGCCATAGCAAGCCAGTGCATTGACTTGCGCGAATGAGCCATGCCGCGCGCCAATGTGTGCAATTGCGCCAAATGATCCTTCATGCGCAGGAACAATTCGCGCTCGTTAATTTCAGAACCAATATGGTTCTGATATGCTTTCATCGTTGTTTCAGCCATGATTCAATTCCCCTGTTAAATGTCGGCTTGCCATCCTTATCCGTTTCAAAGCCCCTAAAGCCGGGCGCCCGGACACGCAGGACAGCTTGGTATGCTCGGACAGCCGACTTACCCGCCGGAAATGGCGCCCCACGAAACTCAAGCAGACAACTCACGCAGCTTGGCCAGCCGCGCATTCAAATCACTCAGCTTGGCCGCAGCTTCGGCCTCGCGCGCCTCAATTTCAGCCTCGCGCTCATCCAATGCTTTATGCGCCGCCAATATCTGATCCCTGGCGGTTTCAATGTTTTCTTCGTGGTCCTCGACCGCCATTTGATGATCCGCCGCGACCTTGGCTGCTTGCGCATTGAAGGCTTCTTGCGCTGCATTCAAATCAGCCTCGCGCTGATTCAAATCATTCTCGCGCGCGTCTAGCGCCGTTTTGCGCTGATCCAAATGCGCCCGGATGCCTTCTTGAACATCCGACAATTGGTCAATTTCCACCTTGCGCTGATCCAAGGCTTTTTCCTTGGCCACCACGTCCGTTTGAGCCTCATTGACTTCGGCCAGTAAAGCCGTGTTTTGCTCAATGGCATCTTTCAACGTGGCAATGACCTGCCCCGTGGTCGCGGAATCAGACAAAAGCACAATCAGACCTTCAAGTGTGCCAAGCCCCTTTAAGGTGCTTTCCATTGGCATGTTTAATCCACCAAACATTGTCCCGATCCTTATGTGTTAGAAATCACAGATACGGACGTTCCGCCGCCCGCTGGCACCGCAAAATATTCCGTTGAGTTTTGATACATCCGTGGAGACGTTGCCGCCGCAGCCACGTTGAAATCTACCGAGCAAGTGGCATCCGGATGCAGCCGCACCATGACCGTTTTGGGATTAAAGAACGCCGCGTAGGTCACGCCCGCCGTGATGGCCACCTTCTGCGTTGCCAAATACGGTTGATGACCAATCTGGCCAATCTGGTTTCCCACCATGCCCAATGACGAAAATTCAGTTACATAAAGATTGGCCATGGCCTAACCCCCGCTCAATTTGGCAAAAATAACGCGCCAATGATTGGGCATCGGATCAGAACCAACCACCGCCCATCCGGCAGCACCATGCGCGTTTAATCGTTGAGCCAATTCTTCCGGTGTCATCCGTGGGAAATCGACCACGTTATACTCGTATGTGTTCATTGACTGCCCCCGTTCCCAATGCCGTGCAGCATGGCTTGAACCGCGTTTTGCCCCCCGCCCACGTCAATATCCGATAGTGTTTTGGCCCCTTGAACCGCCGCCAGGCTGGCTTGCCCTTGTTGCTGCGCTTGCATCTGCGCCGCGCGTTGCTGACGCAATGCCGCAACCTTCTCAGGCGAATTAAGGATATGTTTGGGAATAAATAAATCATCCGCGTATTCGCGCATCCAGGCATCCCGATCCCAAATATCAGCGATGGACGGATCACCCGCTTGCATGTTCCCAGCCGTACCAGCAAACCGCTCAAGCGCGGACGTGGACGAGGCTTTTTGCGCCAAGGCCAACATGCCCACAAACTCAATTCCGATATTCACGCCCTGTAACGATTTGGGCAGCGGCGGCAGCAAACCCTTGCGTTGCATAATCGCAAACACCCGCTTAACCGCAGGTGCTAGGGCTTCATTCTGTAACCGCTCAATCACCGGACCCAGCACTTGCAGCTTTTCTTGTTGCCGTTGTGCAACTTCATAAGCGGTCATGTTCTTGTTCGATGCCGTTTCCAGCATCATGAACAGGTCATTAAAGAACCCCTCTTTGATCCGCTGTTGAATTGCGGCCAAGTCTTGCATCATGTGATCAATGTTGGGCTGAACCGTATAAATCGGTCGCATGCCCTTGCCATTGTCCAATTGATTCACATAAGTCACTTTGCCGGGCAGGATCGAGGAAGGCTCATTCTTCAAATCCATCGAAGCAAGCATTGGCGGACGCACCATTTTTTCAATGGCTTCCGCTTTGCGCATTGTCTCGACTTGCAACTGCATAATGTCCGGGAGCACGTCCATGCCCACCGAACGCCCATAAGCATCATTGGACGTTGTGGCCCAGCGTGGAGCGTAATGCGGTTGGTCTAAGAAGCCCCGCATGGATAGGGGATAAGCCCCACCGGCACCCCAGACCCAATAGACCTCGCGCCAGACAAAATCCCCATCCACGACGCCGACATTGCCGGAGCCATTAGGCGTCTTAATGGGAAAATTTGGCTCAATCGCATGCGCCACGGTCCGTTCGACTTCAAGCGAACCGCCCTTTTCCATCCACAGCTTTTGAATGTCAGACGGGCAATTCTCAATCCCAAACATTTCCACAATCGCGGAAACGGTCATAACAAATTGGCGATAAAGAGATTCAACCCGATTGGCCGATGACGAAGCCAAGAAATACTCACCGCAGCATGGCGTATAAGCACGGATCACATCTTCATCATCCTCGTAAAGAATGACCGGACCCGTCCCAAAGGTCACCAAATCTTCAAACATTTGGGCGCCAGCGTCATAGAAGTTCGACCGGCCCATGACCTCGTAAACGCGGTTCTCGCATTCTTCAAACCAATCAACTGCGTCATCATCCATATCTGAACGATCAAGCAGCCCAGGCTTTAATTTGAACCACGGGCGAGATGGAGACATTAAACCGCTCATCATACCAGCCGCACACTTACGCATGGCCAGCGTGCCCGTAGGATCGACAATCGCGTCATTAATAGGCGAGCCGCGCACCATGCTATTGGGTGTCGGCATTGCATTGTTAATAAAAATGCCCCGGCGCGGCAGGATATAGGTTTCAAGGATCGACCAATGCGACGCCCAGCTTTGCCGCCAGGATCGAAGCATGGCCAGCCGTGTCTCTAAATGCCCGCGCAGGATCAGCCAGTCATTGCCTTGCGTTACTTCGCGCACCGAAGCTTTGGCCGGTGTCATGGCTAATGCTTTTGGCCCGGCGCTTTCATACGCGACCTCGCGCGCCTTACGGCCCGGCTTGGAGCGTGTATCCGGACGGTCTGTAACCGCAGCGTCACTCATCCGAGCAGCGATGCCTTGGCCGTTGTCGCCGGTGTCGTTAAGCCACCAGCCCCGCCATCATTCTTGACAGTCCCGCTAAATCCCGCACCCGCCGCAGCAGCAGCTTTGCCCTTTTGTGAATTGCCAGCCTGATCGACATTTGCATTGGCCATAATTGGCGGCGCCGCAGCCGGTGGCACAGCAGGAATAACAGGAGCTTGAGGTGTCGGAGGTGACGAAAATAACGCGCCCAAAGGTCAATCCTCACGGTTAAGTGAGGCAAAATCTAAACCCGACGCATGGTCATTTGTGTTCTATGGGTGCGAATTGCACCCTATATGCCCCACGATTGGGGGCGGCAAAGCGGATATTTGGGTGCTATCGCTTGCCCCATGCAGAGGCGAGAGGATTGTAATCAACTTCATGTTTGTTTGGTCGCAACCCAGCGCGCACGCGGTAATCGTCAACCGGACGAAATGCGGCAATGTCAATCCCGCTCATAATCCCATACCGCATGCAGTCCATTAAATGGTCATTTTCTTTGACCACTTGCCCCTTATCGTCCCGGCGATAAATGCGATACTCGCTTAACGTATTTTGCAGCGTTTTAAATATTTTAAGCCGCCCCGTCGATAATCGCATCCAGGTCCGATATATGCCCGCTTCCCTCGCATTATTGGCCGTAATCAGCGTTAATCCTAATTGTTGATATTCCCATAACAATTGCTCGCCATCCTTTTGTGCTCGACCGCGTGACGCCGGATCAATAACCCCCGGTATCCACTCTCCGCGCGCCTTAATGGCTTGAGCGTGAGTCGATGGTTCAGCCTGCCCGCGATAATGTTCAGAATAAGCGTAAACCACGTCCGATTCGGTATCATGCGCAAACCACAATCCCGCCGTTCTATTCCATCCCACGTCCATGGCGTAAAAATGTTTCCAATGAGCGGGTATTTCGAACGGATCACAGGTCACGTCATCTTCCGGCACCGGATAAATGGCGCCCGATCCAAGGGCCGGAATGCCTTTGGTGCGCGCGTCCCGTTCATGCGGAGCATAAGACTTAATCATTTCCGCTTGCGCTTCCGCTGATATGTGCGGAACGTCTGCCCAGGAAACGAATGTAATGTATTTCGCCATTTCCGTTAGCCGTTTTGCAAAGCAACGGCCCAACGCTTGCCGCGAACAATGCGCCCAATTTGCGTTTGTTTTACCCCAAACATTTCACCTAATTGTCGTTGATAAAATTTGCCGCTTTTCCAAAGGCTTAATATCTTACGCACATCATCGACAGACAAGACGGCGTTATGATGCCGCTCACCCATCAAACTTGTCCCATGCTTTCGCTTGTCCAAATGATTTGACGACCGAGTATCCCATCTTAGATTTGAATAATGGTTATTCGATGGATCGCCGTCGATATGGCAAATTTCCGCCCCGTCAAACGGCTTTAACCCTATAAAAGCATACGCAACCAATTGATGAGCTTTTTTGTGGATCGACTTACCATCCTTACGCAAAATCACCATTGGATAGCCGTCAGATCGAATCCACATCTTCAATATTTTGCCAATGCGCGCGCCGGGAGCAGCCGTAACGCGACGAACAGCGCCCCATTCACTAACTTCATAATCCTCAAAACCAGGCACAATCCGCCATTCAGCAATCATGACTTAACCTCCCCTTCCAAACGCGCACCACCCGGCATGAATGAAAGAACCACAGCCGAAAGGCCGCGCAGCGGCGTGAACCCGCATATCACCAACCCGGACGGTTGACCGGGCACGGTCGAAAGCGTTCGAGTTAAGCCTTCCGAGTAAATGTCCAATGGCGGTTCTTCATCAAATTGCATAATGTCGATTTTGGCCGCTTGGAACGATTCACGCCCCTGATCATAGGATTTAAACAGCATCCGCGACACGCCGCCCGATAAATGCTTGACCGTCACGCTATCCACAGCATCCGGCACGCCCGGCCTTGGTGTCGCCTTGATGATATTGTCAGCCGGTATTAAACCCGTGCCATGGTCCCCGGTTGGCCCCAAATACGTCACTTGCAAGGATTCGCGGACGGCCTTGGTATCTTCGCCCGCCGCCCACATGGTCACAGGGCGATCAAACTTGCGCCCAACCCACCAATGGGGATACCAACCAGTTAAATGAAGGGCGCACTCATACGAACACCCAAACGTCTTTCCCGATCGGTTGCCGCCGACCAAAGCCCGCTCTTGATACGTGGCCCCAGCCGCAAAATGGGCCAAATGCTTAGGGTATAATTCGCGCCGCAATGGCCCGGTATCAGGATAAGCCCGGTAAAGCAGCGTCTTGCGGTAAATGTCATGCTCTAATTCGATAATGGCCTTAAGGCGCGCATAATCATCCACCGGCAGCGCTGCCAATTGTTCTGGCGTCAGCGCCGCAACTTCATCGAACAAAGCCACATTCGCCGCCTAACCGATGGTACAATGCTTTTACAGCCAGAAACGCCATAACCGGGCAATAGCCCGTTTCCCAATTCTGAACCGTGCGCGCGGTCACGTCTAATACCAAAGCCAATTCAGCACGCGATAGGCCCAATAATTCCCGATATTCAGCCAATCGAGCGGCAAAATTGACCTGTTTGGAAATATTTTCAGTAACCACCGCGCAAACTCCTCATTTTTAAGAAATAATTTCCATCAATGAACTTTTGACGGGGCAATCTCGCGCGCTTTCTTCATAATCATCATAGCATCGGCAACGCGCTCGTTTGGCGCCATTTCCTTAACGGTATGCTCAATCGACCCTTTGTGCTCATGCTCGTGCTTTTGAACGAACAATTTGAGATACTCGCCCAGCTTTGCCCAAGCGGTCACACGCGCCCCGTGTGACGAACCTTCACCTGTACGCCGAGCCTCGGTCAAAAGCCCGTCCAGCACCAAATCTGCCGTGATTTCAGCCGTTTTTATTTGCTTTGACACCAATTGAGCCACAGCCGCCTTCACCTGAGCATTCCCTAGCAAGCGCGGACCATTAACCTCTGCGCTTTTAGCCGAGTACCCAGCCCGGATAGCCGCTTGTGTCGCGTTTAAATCCTTAACGTATTCAAGAACAAAGCGTTGTTGCTTGGGGTTCAGGTCGCTCATGCGTTTATCTTGCCAAACAATGACTTAGCCAAACACTCGACAAAGATTGCAATGCTGATCCTATTAAAAAAATCCAACATGACAGGCGGCATGAAAACTTGGCCTTGGTGTTCAAAAGCGCGATTCATGGCGTTTGGCCTTTCAACAATGATTTGGCCAGTCTCTCCACCATTTCCGCCGCAGCCACGCCGTGGAAATACGCTTTGTTCCGACTATAGCCCGGCATAAACCGCGAATTGTAACGCCGGGATTCGTATTCAAATTGAGCGCGCAGGGCTTTTGAATACATTTCAACAATGTGCGGAGGCAATAAAACGCCCGATTGGTCGGTTATGTCGCCAATTGCAATCATCGCCACATTCCAAAAAACTCGCGGGATACAAACGCATCCATACCGTTTGGCCCCAGAATGTCGCTGCCCGTAACGGGTTCAACAGGCTTTGACGCCAATCCCGCCATTTCCAATATCGCATCCACAAATTCTTCCGCCAGTATATCAGACGGAGCAGCGGGTAATTCAACCACTCGTCCGTTATACGAGATGGTCACCGGCCCAATTTGCGGCATGTATTCCGGTTTGCTCATTGGCCATCCATCAAATTAATGGCGGAAATAATCGTGCCAGTTAAAAAGCACAACCATCCAACGGCATAGAACATCAACGCTATCATGGTCCGCCTCGCGCTTTTAATTTCCATCAATGACCGCAATTTCCAAGCCCAAACGCTCTCTTGAAAATTGATTTCAAAAAACAATCCAAGCATGCCCCCAAAAACAAATGGCACCCAAATCCGCCAGCCAGGCACATAACCGTTGACCACAGCCAGTATCGCGGGCGCAAAAAGCAAAAATTGCGCAAATCCAAATACTTTTAAAGCCGTTTGCCGTTTCATGGTCATGTATTTTCACCCGACGCAGCCAGCACCGACAAGCAAAAAACCATTACCCAAACCTCCGCCCGACAAATTCCGCATGCCGCTTAAATGACCGCTCCCGCTTCTTATCCAAAGGAAAATAAGCAATGGCAGCGTGATCCGCGCAATATGGCTTATTCGATAACTTTGCGTCTTGGCAGTAACGCCAAACATTATCTTGCGGCCCCGGATTGCCATAGACCCAGCAGCACCCGCACGGTTCTTTAACACCCTCACCGGCCACAACATCACCCCACGCCGGATCAATCGGCAGTGATTTAGATACCAAGCGCGGCTTCATTGGTTCAGTGACCAGCCTGGGCATCCGCAGCCCTTTAAACCCCATCACGCGCTTTGCATGTGCCTTGGCCTTTGGCTTTTGTTCGACCGGCTCCTGATCCGCCCCCTTGGCATTTGACAGCTTAAGCCCCAACCGCCGCAATTGCCCCATAACTGCATTGCGCGTGATATGCCATCCAGCCGCCTCCGAAGCAATTAAAGCAATCTGGCTGGACGATGCCCCAGGAGTTTTTTCCCAAGCCTCTCGAATGTATTTGCGCGAGTCCGAAATCTGAATGGCGTTTCTCATTTTGTTTCCCCAAAAAATCCCGGTCGCGCCGGTTTTTCACCGCGATAATCCCGCAGAATGTCCAACCAATCCAAAACCGTAATCCATGCCGACGCGCCGATGATAAGCACCCCCATCAGCCAAAGCGGGCTTGTGACAAACACCCACCACCAAAATGATAGGGTTTCCATCACGCCTCCGCCCTAAACATGGTCGCAACCTTGGCCCTGATGCGCTCGACCGATACCATGCGCTCGTCCCTACTCATTTCAACCGGCGCTGGATCACGCGGTGCCAAAAGCTTTTGAACCGCGCGCAATTCCGCTTGCTTGTCCTTCATTAGCTTCTCGCACCGGCTCCAAATGACCCCAACAACCGGAATAAACGTATCCGCCGACCGTATTTGCTCCCCGATCACTTGACGCAAAATCCGCTCAGGAACAGGCGCCAAAATCTTGACGTACAATTCCCCGTCAAAATTGGTCAGTGCCTTTGATCGAACCAGCCAAGTCATCATTTCGCCCGCAAAAGCCTTTCCGCAAGGTTGCAACGCATCAAACAAATCCCGGCTGTACCGGCTCAAGATCAAGTGTTGGTCCGCTGAAATGCCCACCGCTTGCCCCCGGCGCTCCACCATCCCCACCAACGGCGCTAGCGATGCTGGCAAGCGCGGCATCAAGGCTGGATTGCCGTTTTCCCTTTGATCCGCGCGCTCTAAAGCACCCTTCGATGAATGAGATTGCATCTATCGCCCCTTCCCGTTTTGCCGAACCCAAAACCTCAATCAAAGCCGCATCCCCATGAATGCCTCGCCATCGGCCAAGCACTGACCGGGCTTGAGGCTCTTTGACGCCCTTGGAAATTAAAAATTTTAGACCATCAGTAAAAACCAAAGTGGCCAAATCGGGCGGCTTGCCGCCAGTTACGCTAGTAACTGAATCCTCTATATTGGATATAGGATTAGGATAGCTTTCGTGGGGGTTAGCCACTTGGTTATCTTTGGGTTTGCTTTGGGTTTCATCTAGCAAACCCACTGGGTTATTTTTGGGTTTAGCTTTAGGCCTGCCACCGCCCGCCCCATTGGTTCGCGCCCGCTCTTGCCGTAGGATAGCAGCGGCCCATTCTTTCTCTAATCTCTTTTGACGCCACTTGCCGTCAGTCAAATCAAAAAACCTGACCAACACAGGACGTAGCTTTGTAAATCGCGCCAATGGCATCCGGCATATCCGCGCCATGGTTTCCGCGTCATCATCTAACGGCTCGCCATTGTTGCGCCATGTCGCATAAAGAATAAAATGATACGCTCCAAACAACTCAGCATCGCAATGCAGAGTATCGCCCAAAAGCGCATCCACAAACATTGGCATAACCGGCGCCTGGCTCATATCAACCCGCCTTCCGGTTACGCTTGCGCGTGCCGCGCAGGTGCATAATTGACGTGTGATCCCGATTTAATAATCGCCCCATTTGTGCGCACGACAACCCCAGCGGGGCCATCGCCATTACAGCAGCCCGACGAGCCGCAACCAATTCACGAAACCGAGCCTCGCCTTTAATTTCATCAATGGTAAACCCATGGGATTTAGCCACTTCTGCAATGACATACCGGCCACGCTCAAAACTGTTAATGTGCTCAGGAATAATCATGCGGCATCCCCAAATAAATTTGATTGCCGATCAACGGAATCCAAATACCGGCACGCCTGGCGCCAATAAGCCTCTTTCAGTTCCGTGCCAATAAACTTTCGGCCTAGCTTGAGAGACATATACCCCTCAGATCCAATCCCCATAAATGGGCTCAAAACCACATCCCCGGCATTGCTCCACATAATCAAGGCCCGCTCAATCACATCAAGCTGCAATGGACACAAATGGCGCTCATCATTATGTTCCCGCGCCATGTGGACGTTCAAAACATTGGATTGGTTGACAGTCATCCATACCGGGCTGGCCCATTCCTGCCATTGTTCAACGGGGAAATCTTCCGGCGTATGAGTGATAGGATCAGCATTCTCGCCCGGTTTCACAAACGTCAAAAGGTAATCGGGCATCCCGCCGCGACTTTTGGCGCTGTCTTTTTTTAGCTGCTTATAAAGCAAGCCGACATGCTTTGTACGGGTCATTTCCGTGACAGGGCATTTCCAGATCGTGCGCCGTGAATGCAAAATCCATCCTTCCGCCTCATGAGCACGAATAATTTGCCCGCTGAAATCCTTGATCCCAACCGCGCCATCTTTCCATTTAGTCATCGGGAGATCGGAGCAATGAACGGCAGTCAGCCGCCCAGGTTTGGTTACACGGAATTTTTCGCGCACCAAAAATTGATAATGGGCTGCAAATTCTTCATCAGTAGAATTGCCCATATCGGCGGCACTGGTCGAATAAACAAACAGCGATCCGAAAGGCGGCGAATAGACCGAAAAATCAATGCTTTCGCTCGGTAACTGGCTTATGACGCT